GTATGAGGTAGACACCAAACCTAAAAAAAGAAAACAAAGAAAGGCTCAACCCCCACCTTCACCAACAATAACATACGACTACGCATCTGGATCCACTTCATTATCAACGTCAAAAACTTTTGATTATAGAGTAGATTTGAATTTTATAGACTCGTTGAATGTAAGTTCTTACGATGTTTTCATAAACGGATTATTATTTGGTACAGACATACGATCCATACCAGTAAACACTGGGGATGTTATTGACATAGTGATTATTAAACAAGTACCAAATGATGAATCTTGGATTCAATGGTATTTAGAATATCTCTAAAGTTCTCCGTATATATCTCTTTTTTCCTTACATTTCTCAAGAATTAGTTTTTCTAAAAACTTATACATTTTAATTCCGTGTTTATCACAATACTTTTTTAAGACGTTGTGAACATCAACAGAAATCTTTAAATTTTTAATTTTTTTTTGATTAGAATCCATAGGTAGAAAAAAGGTAGAAAAAATTCATACTATTAATTAAATACATTGTTTTCTTAGAATTTTTAATAAAAAACGAAGTATTTATATAGAAAATAAAAAATAAAAAAACAAAACAATAATGGCTACTAACAGTAAAGTATTTGTATCCCCAGGGGTTTATACTTCAGAAGTTGACTTAAGTTTCGTTGCACAGAGTGTTGGGGTAACAACCCTAGGTATTGCCGGGGAAACCTTAAGAGGTCCGGCTTTTGAACCAATATTCATTAGAAACTATGACGAATTTACAACTTATTTTGGAGGAACATCACCTGAAAAGTTTGTGAACACACAAATTCCTAAATATGAAGCGGCATACATCGCCAAATCTTATTTACAACAATCAAATCAGTTATTTGTAACAAGAATTCTGGGTCTATCTGGTTATGATGCTGGACCATCTTGGTCAATTGTCACAGAAGGAAACGTTGATCCAACCACAATAGATGTTTGGTGTTTAAGTGCGGTCACACCATCAGGAACTTGTGTTCCTGTTTGTGTACTTCCTAAAACAGAACCTTTTATTGTAGACTTCACTGGTTGTACTAATAGTGATGGAACTATTTCTTTCTTATCTAATTTCCCAAGTGAAATCGAAAATCTTTTAACTACACCTTATCAGGGTCCTCAAGGAAATCAATCATCGTTGAATCAAAATATTAAAGATTTAATTTTTGATGTTATTACCGCAAGTAATCCAGCAATTGCTGAGGATGAACTTATTAGTTATTTTGGTAGTGTGGATGGTGCCGATTACAGTGCACTTACCGTTAATGGAAGTTACACAGGAGCAACTAATGTATTTGGTGTTCCTGCGATTCCATTTGAAAATAATGACTTATCCTCTGTTAATAATGATCCTTGGTTTTATGCATTATTTGATAATACAGGAAATGGTAACTACACAGGATATTCATTTTGGGCAATTGTAACTGGTGTAACAAACATTAATCCGGTAACAACAACAACTACCGGAACAATTCCTACACCTACACCTACTCCTTCAGCACAAAATCCTTGTGTTTCTCCAGTACCTTTCACATCACCTACCCCTACCCCTACACCAGTAAACATTGACTGTTATTCAGGATCTGTTGTTGGTGTTGTATATTATTACACAGGAAACACCTACAACGATTATGATGATATGGTAGTTGCAACTTTCCGTTCTAGAGGTGTTTCATACTATAATGACGGTACTAATCCGGATTTTGAAGTAAGTGGTTTAACACAAGTTTCTTTAGATTTTTCTAATCAGTATTCGGGTGTAACAAAAAATCCATTCCTAACGTTTGGGGTAAATGTTACAAATAACTCGGGAACAAATTTCTTCTATGAGACATCATTCAATACTTCAGATGCAAATTACCTTACTAAAGTATTTGGTGTTGACAACTTTGGTAAACCAAGAACTCAGGTTCCTATTTTTGTTGAAGAAAGATTCCAGACACTTTTAAGTTATGGTTGGAGAAAAGGTTTCATCAAAGGTCTAAGTGCTGTCTTAGTTGACCTGGATAATGTTACTGGTCTAAATAACGCACCTAGCACTTCAATTGCTTGGTACTTAGACAGGTATCAAACTCCTAAATCTCCATGGGTTGTCTCTGAATTGAGAGGTACAAAAGTTTATGATCTATTTAGATTTTACACGGTTGCGGATGGAGATTCAGCAAATTACAATGTCAAAGTATCGATTTTTAACATATCATTTGCAAATGAAACATTCGATGTGATGATTCGTGATTATTATGATACAGATTCAAACCCAACAGTTTTAGAGAAATTTACTAACTGTTCAATGGATCCAAGTCAAAATAACTTTATTGCCAAAAAAATTGGTTCACTTGATGGTGAATACGAATTAAACTCGAAATACGTAATGGTAGAAATGAACGAGGACGCACCTGTAGATGCATTACCTTGTGGTTTTGATGGTTATATGTTTAGAACTTACTTTGGAGCAAATTCACCTTTCCCAATTTACAAAACTAAATATGACTTCCCAGGTGAAGTAATTTACAATCCTCCATTTACAGGACCTATTTTGAGTTCAGGAGATAATGTAAGAAGAACTTACCTTGGTTTCTCAAATAGTATTGGTTACGACTCAAATTTCTTTGAATACGTAGGTAAACAAAATCCTCTTGACAGTTGTGCTCTTGAGGGTATTGATTGGGATTACAAGACTCGAGGATTCCATATGGATAAAAACGCATCTGGAATTACAATTTCTGGTCCATTCACTTCTAATGGAACACCTAGATTCTATGTTGGTGATGCTGACTTCAGTGTTGAACCTACAAGTGCGGCTAGTCCTTATTACCGTTTGTATTCAAGAAAGTATACTTTACTTGTTCAGGGAGGTTTTGACGGTTGGGATATATACAGAGAACATAGAACTAACTCCGACAGATATGTGTTAGGGGCATCAGGATATCTCAATGGTGCTTGTCCTGATAACAGATACCCAAATGCAATTGGTTGGGGAGCGTTTAAACAAATTTCTTTGGGTGATGGAACAATGGATTGGGCGAATACTGACTACTACGCTTACTTGTTAGGTATAAGAACATTTGCAAATCCTGAATCAGTTAATATCAATGTATTTGTAAGTCCTGGAATTGACTATGTAAATAATAGTAATTTGGTAGAAGCAACAATCGAAATGATTGAAAATGAAAGAGCAGATTCACTTTATATTACAACTACACCTGACTACAATATGTTCCTACCTACAACAACTGGTATCGATGGTATGATCTATCCACAAGAGGCAGTAGACAATCTTGAACAATCTGGTATTGATTCAAACTACACCGCAACATATTACCCGTGGGTACTTACTAGAGATACCGTAAACAACACACAAATCTACATTCCAGCAACAGCGGAGGTTACTCGAAACTTAGCATTGACTGATAACATCGCATTTCCTTGGTTTGCGGCGGCTGGTTATACTCGTGGTATTGTTAATTCAATAAAAGCACGTAAAAAATTGACTCAAGAAGATAGAGATACTCTATACACAGGAAGAATCAACCCAATTGCGACCTTCTCCGACGTAGGTACAGTAATTTGGGGTAACAAAACCCTTCAAATTAGAGAGTCTGCACTTGATAGAATCAACGTACGACGACTTTTATTACAGGCACGTAAGTTAATCTCAGCGGTATCTGTACGATTATTGTTTGATCAGAATGACGCACAAGTTCGACAAGATTTCCTTAATTCTGTTAATCCTATCTTAGATGCAATTCGTAGAGACAGAGGTTTGTATGACTTTAGAGTTACCGTTTCTAATGATGTTGCAGACCTTGATAGAAATCAAATGACAGGTAAAATTTATATAAAACCTACCCGTTCATTAGAATTCATTGATATCACCTTCTACATAACTCCTACTGGAGCGTCTTTTGAGGATATTTAATTAAATTCTAAAATCTAACTTTAACCCTCATAGAAATATGGGGGTTTTTTTGTTTATGTATAAAATTATTTGTAGTTTAGCAAAAAAAAAACTATGAACTGGACACCTGGAAAGTTAAGAATGTATATGAATGATTGGGATGATAATCTTTTATTTATGCCAACTAAAATCAGAATGGAAAAAAAAATTGGAGAAAAATGGGTAGAAATTTTTGTGTCAACGTCGGAATTTTCACATATAAGGTTAAACCCAGATTATCGTCCGTATAAAAACAAAATAGAATTGGCTTTTCATGACTTTAGAGAAACTGAACCTTTTTTGAGAGACGTTAAATACTGTATTGAAAATAAACACAAGTTTGTTGATGACTCGTTTCCACCATGTGACAGGTCTATTTACATCAATGAAAAATCAAAA